AATTGTATTATTAATTATTTATCAATTAAATAATATGCAAGTGCGGCAAATGTGGTAGGAAATAAAAGAATGTTGATAAAAATTAAAATGAATTTAGAACTGAACAGTTCCTCTTTAGTGAATAAACTTTTTAATAATAAGTAATCTTGATGTAGTTTTGTTCGGAGGTTCATACTTTTAATTAACCAACTAAAAAGCCCGATAGCCAAGTGTGATTCATATACACATTACCACTAAACCCATCTCTAAAACCAAAACTTACATAATCACCTACTTCCAATGACATTGAGATTGCGCCACTGTTTAATCTATTAGCTTCTACAGAAATAATACCCATAGTATCAGTTGGTTGCCAGTCTAGACCGTTTTTTTTTATTGTTACTTGTTGTGCGCCTTCGTAACAATAAAGACCATATTGAAAAGAATAAAAACCGGCAACTGGAGCCGTAAATCTATATGTGCTTATATTATAATGATTACCTATATTTGTTGATGTTGCATTAATTGGAAACTCCTGACCAGCATCAACACTCTCTGATCCATCATTGCCATGTGCCATAAAAGCAGGAATATTCGGCTTACTCTCAAATCCACTTGCATCCATTCCCATTAATTTTGTGCTTGCACCTTTGTAAAAATTCAACTCATCATCAGCCGTGGCACGTATACTGAATGTTTCATTGTTGCCATCTAAATCAATACGATTAGAACCGTATATCTTAACTGCCATTTGATTCTCCTGGTGGTACTGGCCAATTCACATTGATTAACTCTCCATTATCATTCAGTGCTGGGGTTTCTGTGTTTGTTAAATCTCTGAATACATGGTCTTTAGTAAGACTATTAGTGTTAGTAAAGTTGCCTAATTCTCTTATCTCCTTTACCTTAGTTGTCATGATATAAATCCTAATTCAGTTAATTTATCGTCAACCATCTGATTAATTTCTTCTGTTGTAAAAATTACAATTTTACTATGAGGGTCGTTGGGAACAGTAGGACGTTTAAATGTTTTAGTACGCTGTATTTCTTTTACCTGTTCAACTGTTTTAGTTTCTACAGTGTCAGGAATATAATACGCACGGTCTGCTTCACTCAAAACAATACCAATCCAAGTATGTTCAGTACTTCCACCAAAAATAGTACCAATATGAACCCACTCAGGGTCAACTAATACTCCGTTTACTAAATGTCTTTTATATTCTATAAGTTCCATCATTTAATCCTATTGTGTTGGCCATGGCTGATTTTGTAAATCTATATTAGACGCACCTTTGTATCTTGCCGCAGTTGTAATGCGAAGTTCATCAAAGAAATGAGAATTGTTTTCACTTGTAGGTGAAGAAAATCCTAATTTAAAGTCATCTGTGTTATTTTGTGATACCCAACCAGTTGTGTTTTGTGCTACTCTGCTTCCATTAACCCACCAACTATTAGTTGAGCCATTTTTTTCAAAAACCATCCAGTACCAATTTCCCTGATACAAAGAATTTGCACCACCACTCTGAATAACAGTGGTATTTGTATACCAATACATTCCATAACCGGATCCACCGCCACTACTACTAGCTCCTCCATATTTAATAATACCTTCATTACCTTGACCACCTACCCAGTAAAAGTGACCATAACTATTGTTAGTACCGTATGGCATAACCCAAAATTCAATTGTAAAATCTGTATAGTTTGCTGGACTAAAGTTTGCTGCTTGACTATTGATATTAATATAACTACCAGTTGCACTGTTGTTTATTTGATACCAGCTTGAACTAGGCGCATTTATAAATGGTTTTCCAGGCGCAGTGGTGGTTGATGCGCCTTGTGATGTAATGTTGTATGTACTGTCTTGGATAGTAGCAGTAGTTGTACCGCCACGTAGATAAAGTTTTACATCGTTAATATAAGGATCTCCAGGTTGTATTGCCAAACTCTTCCAGTCAGTTCCATTGTAAAATTCAACACTAGTATTACTAGTATTATAGTACATTTGTCCTTCTACTGGTGAACTTGGAGCAGAAGCAAATGAATGCAATATTAAACCATTTGGACTAATTATCACATTATCATTCAAATCTCTCAGTTCTCTGATTCTTAAAGCACTTGGCATTCGTTACTCTCCTGGTGGTACTGGCCAATTAACATTTGTAAGATTTCCATTTTCATCCAATTGTGGTTCACTGTTTGCAGGTAAGTCTCTCAATGCTTGACAATAATCAATCCATTCTTGACTTGGTGTTAGGTCACTACGAAAGCGCCAATCGGTTTGTTGAATTAAACGGTCTCTTTCAATACGTAGCAATCGTAGTGGTTCGGCTGCTTCAAGTTCTGCTATTTTTGCTTGGATTTGTTCTTCGGATGGTTGAGTTTGAATTGAATCTGCCCAAAATAGTTTACCTCCACGTATTGACCATTCTGCATTAGGTCTTAGATTGTGTAAGGCATCAATTATAGATACGGTCATACCCTTATCTCCATGACTGTCATATTTAATGCTGTGTATAGTTGGGTTCCGCTACCAATTCTCCCACCAAACCATGAATAAGTTCTTTGAACACCAACCGTATGGTCTTGATGTTTATCCATGTAGGCATATTGACCTGGATGATATAAGTCTCCGCCTGTATTATTGAAGAATCCATAATGCGTATACCATATATAGTTGTTATCATTATACGCATTTGTTCCCGCTCCATTCCAGTTTTTAGAAAGTAATATTTGACATCTGTATCCTGTGTTAATTCCAAATCTTCCAGATAAAGTAATATAAAAATAACTTGTTGAATGTATAGGGGTTATACTAGTTTCTATTAAAGGTAATAATGATGTGCTATTATATGAAACCGTTTCAGAAATTTGTGGTGGTGAGGCGTCAAAATTTTGATTATTTGTATCCGATAAATTCGTAGATTGTACTTGAATCACATGTCCAGCAGGAAACACAACATTACTTGTCAATGCTCCATCACTCATCAACACTTGGTCATTCAGTCTTCTAATCTCATCTGTCTTGATTATACTTGTTGCCATTTATACTATCGTCCATGTTGAGCCATCAGGCACTGTGATAATCACACCATTTGCAACTGTCACAGGTCCAGCAGTTAAAGCATTCTTGTTTGTAGGAATTGTATATGAATTATTTATCGTGGTATCGTTCTCCCAGAAGATGTTATCTGTTCCACCACCAGTCGCACCAAGCTTTGTGGCATCTGTCAAACTTGTTCTGCTGACAATCACCAGAATGTCATTTTGATTTGGTGGATCTATCAACGTGACTTTATAGTTGTCAATGTTGTAGTCGGCACGATTCAAACGAATTCCATTGAGAAAAACATCCGTATGACTTGGTGTGATGTATTGCGATGAATTGAACTCAGTTTCCAACAAGTGTGAAACAAGAAACTCTTGTCGATTCTCTACAATCTGATGTGCTGCAGTCACTGCAGTTTTGGAAACAATGGAAACTAAATCATCCAATACCGCATCTTCACTCAATGTGATTGTTCTGTCTGAAATTGAATAGTCATCTACAGACAACTTGATTCCATTCAAATATACATCTGACAGGCTTGCTGTGATGTCACTCACAGTTGTGAATGTATTTTGTGTGTTTGCTACAACCGTGAACTCCTCTCTCACTTCAGCTACAGCATTCTCTATTCCAACGGCATCAGTCCCTTTCTTCATGATGACTGTTATGATATCATTTAAACTTAAAGTGAACAATAAAGTTAAAGTTTTGCCATTGAGTGTGTAATCGGTATCAGAGAGTAGAATTCCATTGTAGTAGACATTGGTATAATCTGCTACTGGGTCAGTGGTCAGTGTATAACTTGTAATTCCAGTGTTTGTGATCAGAATCTCTTGCTTGACTTCAATTGTTTCTACACCTTGTGTAAGTTCATTGCGATATTCAAAAGCAAGAGTGTCATTGAGCAAAGCAGGTGAAGTGAGAACAACTGTAGCACCATCTGTAGCGGTGTAGTCTTCTGAGGCCAAACGCACACCATTCTTGTAGACTGCAATGAAACCAACTGTATATCCTGCAGTTCCGAAGATGGATTGTGTAGCATTTGTTACAACATGCTCTTCACGATTTTCTGTTACTTTGAGTACTGGTACATTACCGATGTATGCCATAGATTAATTTATGTTGGTGGTGTGGGCCATATGACGTTTGTTAATTGTCCATTCTCATCAAGTTGTGGGTCTGCGGTTTCTGGTAAATCTCTGAGTGCTTGACGATAGTCTAACCATGCTTGTTTGTTCGGATGTTGGTAATCTGCCAATCCCCAAGGTGTGTCTGTTTGTTGTAAAAGCATGTCACGTTGATTTCTAAGTTGAACGTCTGCTGGTATGTAGTCTGGTGGCTGAATGACAAGTATACCTGCTTTCACTTGACGCATAATTTCTGCGTAATGATGATTAGCAGGGTCTAGCGGAACGTTCATTTCTATACCATCAATAATAACCTCAACTCCCGTATTTTTATTGGCGTTCGCATCAAAATGCCAAGTTGCAGATTTAAATGCGATATTTTCACTATTCATAGTAGTTCTGCATCCATAAGTAGTGTTGCCTCATTTCCGTTATGTCCGAAATTAACCGCACCCGTAGCTGTGCCGCTAAGATAAAGATTAAAACTATTCGGTGTTTGGTTTCTTTGTATAATTGAAGTTAAATTTGTTGAATCGTTACTCTGTCTGCTTATTGTAATAACAGGAGTAGCTCTCATTGTTTGTGGATAAGAAAAATTAAATGTTGGTGCATTTTGTCCTGCAACATAATATGCAGAGCAATCCACTGAACTGATTATGGAATAATACCTCTGACACAACGCTAACTCTACCCCATAGGGCCGATGCTCGAATGGAGTCGGAACTGTGCCTGCTTCCAACTGGACTCCGGTAATATCAAAAGTAGCAGATGAGGTATTACACCAATTTTGATTGAAATCTAATGTTTGATTTGAATTTACATAATCTTGCCAATCTGTTAAACTAGCCGAGGAATCTGTCCAATTAGTTCCATAAAATGCTGGAATATACATAGTTAATCCATGATTAACATCATTATTAAAAACTAAATTTGAATTTCCACTTATAGTTAATTCTATTTTTTTCCAAACATTTTCCACTAAAGTAAAACTTTTGCGTATTTGGTGGCTGCTATTTGGAGCAAATAATTGTAAATAATATGTTCCACTTAAACTACTTCTAGCATAAAAAGAAATAACAATTGAAGATGAAGAATCTTTGTAATTCCACCCAGAACAAGATATATCTTGAGATTCAAATTTATATGTAAATCTAGAGTAATCTGTAACATTATTACTGGGTGAAGTGTTTGACATTCTATAAAAATATCTTAATCCATTATCATAAGGCAATCCATTATTTAATGTTTCTTGAGAATGTGTAACAGATACACCATAAAATTCACATTGGAATCTATCAATTTGCATACCTAATAGTCCTGAAACACTAGAAGAAGTTCCTCTTTGTGCTATTCGCATATCCCCATTGATAATCTTATTCCGAAAATTCATGCTGCGACTTGGAACCGCACTATCTCCAAGTGTTACATTTTGTAAAGTCACCTCTCCGGCACCCTCTACTCCACTGTGACTTGCGATTATGTTTCCGCCTACTTTGAGTTGTCCTGCCATTATGTTTCCTCACTATATACTGGCCATTCAACACCTGTGAGATTACCATTCTCATCAAATTGTGGTTCTGATGTTGATGGTAAATCTCTGAGTGCTTGTCTGTAGTTAATCTGTGATTGTGTCATTGTTCTATCAGAAACAGCCATCCAATCTGAGCGATTTAATAAAATATTTCGTAACATTCTAAGTTCTTGCATAGGAGAATTTGTAATCATAATGACCCGCAATATAAAACGTTAGTATGAACAGTAACATAGTGTTGAGCAGTTGTACCACCTGATGCACTAAGTCTATATTTTGGCAAAATTGTAACTGTTT